CCGGAATCGTCGCCAACCTGTCGACACCCGCTGATGTCTTGTACCTGAAATCGCATTCACGGCCATACCGCATACATGTCAAAACTGTGTCCACCATCATGCCCGCATTGGGACAATCGGCGAGGTTAGTGGCGTAAGACATAAAACTGTCTCTATCTATGTCGTCATAGCTTGTCACTCGTGTTAGATGGAATATTTCAGTATACACTGCTTCCATCAGGGCCACGCTGTGAACTACTGCGCTCATAGACGCTTTATACCACGAATAGAAACAGTCTTGCCACTCAGGGCCCCTAGAGTACTGAGACCCCATGTAGAGCTCTGGTACTAAACCACGAATCCAGGCAGGTCTAGGGATCCTGACTTGGATGGGATTTTTGTGCCATGTAATAGCTTCTGCTGACCTGGGTACCGGCTTAGTTAGCACACTGACCAACATCGAATAAGCAAGTTCAAAGTCTCTATAACATGCGTTCTTCCTCACAAACTCGCCGATGGCTGCCTTCATCTCTGAAGCTTTCAGGTTATGAATAGTAGGTACTTGTCCTGGTGTGCGACCACCTACTATAACTACCTTTTCTGAAAGCTGTGGACTACTGTGCGTCAACAAGAATGCTTGATTACTTTTCCACTCTGCGTGTGCATGGCGAATCATCACGTGCATCACAGGATTTGGGTTACTGCCGATGTCGTAAAAGACTTCACTACCCTGGACGTCTGCTGGTGTCTTAGTATAAGTAAGATTCACGTCTGCGTCCATTACCTGGAAAGATTCCCAAAGCAAACACTCGCCATCGACACCAAAAACTTGTTCGTTGGTGATCGAAATATGACCGTTGTCATAATAGTTAGCACCGCCTCTGTACTTCATCGCTCTCAATTGTTTAGCGTAATAGAGACGGAGCATATTGTAAATCACTCCGACTAAATTGACTCGATTTATGTTTTCTTCTACCATACTGCGCACTGAAGACAGCTCGTTACGCCAAGCATTCTGCTTGCGGACGAGCTCTTCAGCCAGTACGTACTCAGGCGTACCATCAGGTCCAATGACGGCGTTTGATATTCCGTCGTAGATGCCAGCATCTTGGATGATGATCCCTTCG